TTTAGTTTTGAGATAGCTAACTCAAGTTCATCTCCACCACCTAAGCCATCGGCATCTGTTTCGTGATAAGAACTGTAGTGTGAGTCTATAATATCGCCAATAAAGACAACCTTGTTACAGTTGTATGTAGCGTATGTTTCTTTACAGAAACGCAAATACCCTTCTAAGCAGAAAGGTTCGTGTAAATCGCCAATAACAAGTATCCTGTTTTCTTGGCTTGTAAGATTACTATAGGCTTTTAATACATTACCTTTTAGTCTTGGTCTGAAATCTTTTGTATTATTCATATAAAGAAAGATAACTACACACACCGATAATAGCACGTATAGTTATTAACTTTCTTAAATATTTATTAACAAATTACTAAAAGTTATTTAAATCATCTGGGTTTATTATCTTAGGTAAACCTGCTTCATCTAATTTAAAATCAAATGATTCGAAAGGAGTGTTTCTACTTCTCTTGCAGGATACTGTTATTGCACCTAACTTATTTTCGTCTCTATGTAATTGTATTTGGCTCTCCGTTTTTTTCTCGAGGAAACTACCCAAATGTCCTGTGGGTTTATCTGAACCGCTATTGCTATGAATTACAGTAACGATATGGCAATTATAGACTGATGTCCAAGCCATAATCTTTTGAACTATCGCAGAAGACTCTTCAAGATTATTAGCATCACTAACTAAGTCAGCCACACCATCTATAACAACTAAACCAATCTCCTTACCTTCAGATTTAAGTCCTTCTAAATAATACTCAATGAAGTCTATCCTGCTCTTGTAACCAATCTTTCTTAATGCGAATGTATGGTAGAAGTCTAAGTTCAACCCCTTGTTCATCCATTGGATTCTTTTAAATACTCTCTGCGAGTGCCATTCCCCTTGCTCTGTATCAAAGTGTATGAAATGCTTTTTACCTCTAAAAGAACTCATTCCTTTTGTGTGAGTACCTTTTGGGTTACAGAAAGCTGATGCCAATAAACTAACAAAGAAAGTCTTCATAGATTTAGGAGGGGCTTGTATAAAACTAAAATTACCATAAGTACCTATTGGTATAGGAAACTCTTTAGCACCGTCCTTAGTATCAACTTCTTTAGATTTAAAACTAATTGCTACTGGAGGGTGTTCTATTTTTTTATTTATATCAATAGCACAGTCTTCCTCTATTGATTCCATATACATTATGTGGTCATTCTGTTCTTGTAGTTCTTGTTCTGTCATTTGTTTTTGTTTTTATTTATTAAAAAAGTAACATATTGTTAATGTTTTTTTTAGGTTTAAAAGGCTTTCCATCCTTTAAGATTAAAGGCTCTATGTAGTTTCCTAAAATATAATTCTCATTCTTTTCCTTTGGGTATTTTTCTATATTATAATTAAGTTCTTGTGTGAACTTTTTTTTATGTTTTTTATCACAAGTAAAAAATATGTATCTATGCTTTGAACTTCTGAATTTTCTTAATCCATTTTGTTTAGAATTATCATAGTGCCTTGAATGCTTACCTCCTTCAACGTATTTATCTGTTCTGCTTTTTGTACTTCCAGTATAAATCCAATTAGTAGCTTGATAAATATATCCATTATGATTCATTTGCTTATCTGCATAGCTAACAATTATTAAATTATATTTTTTAAGTTGCTTTAAACACCAACCAACAAAAGAGGATAATTGTATTTTTATTTCTCCATCTACACATAATCTATTTAATTCATAAACACTTGAACTATATTGTTTACCACAAACGCCTACACAAAGACTATTACTTGCAGGTTTTCCGAAGGTGCAAACTGCTTTAAGTACATCTTCTTCATAATATCCAAAAGAATAACTTATGCTTGGCTTTCTACCGCTATAATGTCTTGGCAGTAAGAATTTAATTGCTTCTTTATAGGTTATCTCTGTCATTTGTTTTTGTTTTTAGTGGTAAAAAAAAGGGATGCTGTTAAACACCCCTTCTTGAATTAAAGGTTAACTATTTAGAATGGCAAATCATCCACAGCTAACTCATCTACTGGCACTCCGATATCAGTCGCAGGTTTATTAGTATCCGCTTTAAACACTTTCCAAGCAGAAAGGTTCACATAGTACTTGTCTTTGTATTCGTTACCTCTAACGTTAAAAGAGACATCTACAGAAGAACCTACCTTGTTGTACTTTAAGAAGTCATCTACCTTATCTTGTGAGATATCAAACTTTACGTCTTGCGGGTACTTCTCGTCATTTGTAGTTAATACAAATTCTACTTTTTTAAATCCAGAGTCAAATGTTTGTACCTCTCCGATTAATTTAATTGTTCCTGTTAATTGTAAGCTCATAATTTCTATTGGTTTTAATTATTAATATTAGTTATCTATTGCATTATCTATTGTTTGTAATATGTGTCTAAACACACTTCTCTCTTGTTCGCCAGTTACATCTACTCCGTTTAGGAATAATCTGTAATGGTCTTTTTTAGTTGGTTTCATTTCGATATCATTCATATTTACTTCTTTAATTGTTTTTCAACGTCTGACGGTATAATGTATTTAAGAGAAACTTTAGTGTATTCTCCCCCCTTAGCCATAAAACTAACTACCTTGTTATATTCTGGGCTACCTAACTTTAAAGTTGGCTTAGAAGATGTCTGAGGTGTCTTACCGTGAGTGTTTATAGCATCACTATCTTTATTGTCATCAATTAGCAATAAATTTCCAAGAGCATATTTCTTTGCATAACTACTGGCACTTCCAGTTTTTTGAGGATTCTGCATACCCTTAGCATTAAAGTCTATAATAGCTTGTGCAGTAGAAGATATTGAACTCTCTCTGTCTGTAGATTCTGTGTCAATTATCTTAGCTTCTGAGTCTACGTAAACGTGTCCTGCTACTTCTGCTAAAACGTCAGAAATCTTAAACACTACTTTGTACTTATCTTCGAAAGGCTTAACTGCTTCTAAGATGTCTTCTGCTGAACGATACTTGTACTTACCAAAAGCATTTGTTTGGTTTTTAGTAACCGTTAATTCTACTTGAATCTTCTGTAGTTTTTCTAAAATTGTCATAATTTAATCTGTTTTTAATAATTGGTTCTTAACTATTCTCTTGTACTCTTCTGGGCAATCTTTGTCAGTTAGTTCAAAGATGTAGGTCTCAAGGATTCCTATCTTTTGTTCTAAATCAAACATCTTGCTCTGTAGAGCTTCTATTCTGTGGTTCTTAAAGTCTAATAAATCTTTCATAATGTTTCTTAGTTTTTACAAATGTATAAAAATTATTTCAATAATACACTAAATCTTACTATATTTTTTATTTTATCAGTTTTCTTAACTTGGTATCTGATATCTACATCAGTTATATTGTCATCTAATTTAAGCTCGTGTTCTATGTCTTTCCTTAATTGTTCCCAACTTGCTTCGTTTATAATCATAATTAAAATGCTTTTAGTTGACTGAAATCTAATTCCTCGTAGAACTTAATGTTTTTTTTAACACCTCTCATTTGCTCGTTTAAGGACTTTCTTTGACGTGTTAACTCTTCGAGACTGTGGGTTAGCTTATTTATAGCACTATCTACCTCCTGCTGAGTGTATCTGTTATCTCTCATCTCCTTATTAGTTTAATTGAATCCCAGATTTGCTTTACCTTGTCTATAACTGACTCCTTGTAGTGTAGTCCATCATTACCGTTTTGAGCAATAATCTTCATTCTCTCATTAGCTTCATCTTCCCAATCAGCGAAGTCAGCGTGTTCTTTACAATAAGAGCATACGTCAGTTTCCCATAAACGACAAGCTCCACAGCAATTTGATTCTTCCATAATGTATTTTGTTTAATTTGTTCTCTGCAAATCTACGAAGTCTTTTTAAATAAAACTGTTAAAGAAATGTTAAAATTAACACAAAAAAAGAGGAAAGCTGATTAAACCTTCCTCTTAGAACTAAAAAAAACAAAATAATAATAAACTAAAAACAAATAAAGGTAGGTTCTTTAAGGTAATTATCAGTATCAAAATATATGAATTCGTTTGATACTTGTATTCTTTCTATACCGTAT